CTCGGAGGATTTGTCAACTGCGTTACTGATATTCGTGAAGGCCTCTTCCTGCCCCTTGACCGGCGTAATGTCCTCGGCGGAGACGACCCCGCTCTCTCCGGTCTGGGTATTGACCACAGTGTAGAACTCTTCGCCCGGCAGGTCGCCAGGCTGGGGCGGCTCCTTGCGCACCACTTCAACCACCTGCGGCCCGCCGCCGGTGCCGGTGAACCTGACCTTGACCCCGGTTGTCTTTGGCGTGGGTGCTTTCTCCTTCGGAGGTTTGGGCGGCTTGGCGAGGTTGCTCTCCTGCTTCTGGAACGCGGCGTAGTCGGCCTGGGCCGCAGCTACTTCATCTATTTCAGCTCCTCCAGCTCCTGCTTCCTGCGCTGCAAGCTGCCCCGCAGCCCCACGCCCACGTCCTCGAACGTTTTCTGTTGCGGCTTCGCTGGTGACTTCGCTGGGCCTGCTGCCGGCGGGGGGAGCTTGTTCAACGACTCCACTGACTTCTCCAGTTCGGCCAGTTTCTTCTGAGACGCCGCTCTGTCCGCCGCGAACTTCTTCTCCTTCTCCGACTGGTATATCCCGAACAGGGCCATCTTGCTCTCCTTTGCGAACGACGGTAAACCCGTCTTTGTTTTTCTGAATATCGTAGCTCCCTTCCAGCAACTTGAACCGCTTCACTGCGGACTCGGCCGCCCGCTGAGTTTTGAAAGGAGTACCATCTTTTCGAGTAATTGTTTGCGGCGCAGGAGAAAGCTCGACTCCGGTCTGGTATGCCTGCTCGGCGGCCATTACTTCCTCAACAGGTACACCAGGCACACGGCTCACTGCCGGGCGCTGCTCAGACTCCGCAGGCGTGAACAGCCCTCGCGGTGCATTTGCATTCTGGCGGTACCGTAAGCTCCCTTGGGTAGAGCTACGCCAGTCGAACGCGCCCTGGGCTGCATCCTGATCAATCGTTGCTGTGGCGGTATCTTCTGGCCGCCTGAATCTTATCCCTCGCTCCCCGTACCTCTGTTCCCGGGTCAAGGTGTCAATAGTGCCGCCATCAGCCAGGTGCGCGGCCAGGGTCTCGACCGGCATGGAGAACGGCAACTCCTGCCCCCGGGCAATCGTCGCAACTCCGCCCTCGACGGAGACATCCGCCCCCTTGATCAGGTTCGACAGGGTGCGCTGTTGGATAGTGTCTTTGGTCTTCTGGGACCGATACGACACGCCGCCCATCCCACCGCCGAGCACACCGCCGCCGATGGCACCCATGGCCCCGCCGAACACTGTCTCCTTGACATTCTCAGGAGTGCGCGGGTCCTGGTAAGAGGCCAACTGCTCGACCGGGTTCTGAACAATCTCCTCAGCCCCCTCGATGGCAGCCCCGGACGCGAGGCCTTTACCCACGGCTCCGAGCCGGGAGGACCCGGCGAACATCTTGGCCAACCTGGCCCTGCCCTCCTTGGTCAGCACAGCGGCGCCCCAGTTCTGTGGGCCGAACCTCTGCTCAATGAAGCCCACCGTCCCGGCGCCCAGGGCAGCGATGGCTTTGTCCTTGGCAGAGGTCTGCGCCTCCGGACTGTCCACGATCTGTTTATCTCGGATGCCGCCGTAAGACGGCAAGGCGGCTATGGCCGTCGGTCCGAGCCAGGAGATGAGCTGCCCCACCCCGGCGACGACAGGCGCTGCTGGGCCTGCCATAGGCGACAAGGCTGTCACTCCCTGACCCAGAGCACGAAGCCCGATGATCCCGGCCATGGACGCGGCTGCGTTGCCGGTTGCCTCAGTAACGGCGGTGAGCGGCTTCCTTGGGATGTCCGCCAGAGTATTGACTTCGGTCGGGTTGGCCTCAATGACCTCGCGCCCGTACTGGGTAACTGCGTTGTCCTGCTCTACGCCGGGAACGATGTCGGCAGCGAGCTGCCCCGCACCCTGGATGCCTTGGCCGACAGTGCGCTTCACCGAGGCGACGAACCCGCCGCGCTTCTCACTCAGGGGGCGGAGGCCGGTGGGTTCGGTGTTCACCAAGTCATCGAAGGAGCCGGTCATGGCCTGGGCCTCTACCGGCTGGGAAGCACTCAGCAGCTCATCGAACGTCGCCATTTACTTTTTCCTCATCTCAGCAATCTTGGCACGGATCTCTTCAGGAGTTACGTCTTTTCGATTTCCGAAGGAAGTCCGCAGCGCAGTCTGCTGCTCCGGAGTCAAGGCGCCAAGCTCAGCTTGAAGCGGGTTTACTGCTCCCTCCAAGTCAGCACCACCGCGAAGCACCCGCAGCCCGCCCGGGGCGGAGGGGTCAACCACCGAGGCGTAAGGCACTTGCCGGATACCTTCACTGGTCATTTCATCCAGCTCGCCAAGATGAACCTTCGCTGCCTGCTCCCGAGCCTTGCCAGTCTGCAGCAGGTAATCTTCCTTCAACAGTGCCTTCTTTTCCGGATCGGTCTCCGCCTGGTAGCGGTCGAACAGGTCCGTCTCGGCCTTGGCCTGCTCGGCCTGGGTTTGGTACAACCCACTCTGTGCATCAGTCTGAGCATTGAGTGCGGCGTCGCGTGTTGCTGCCTGAGCACGGAGCCCGGCAGCGTCGGCGGCGGTGAAGTCCTGACCGCGCATGGTCACGTCCTGCCCCCTGGCTGTAAGGGCGGCCTGCTGCTCCTGATTGGCGATGTTGGCGTAGGTTCTATCCCGCCGAGATCTGAGTCCCTGAACCACCAAGTCACCGAAGGTGTCACCCATCGACCCGGGCGCTGTGCTCGATGCAGGGACGGTCGGCACTCCACCTTGCCCACCAGCAACGGTCATGCGGGTTCGGTTATTATAGACCGGAGCGAAGAACTTGTCTGCATCCTCCGCAGTTCCCTCGAAGTTATACTGCCCTCGCGCCCCCGCTGACTGTCGCAGTCCTTGCGGCTGGGCAGTAAACGGCTGCCCGGTGCGCGGTCGGTTCGTGCCAATATTCTGCCCATCGAACCACACCTTGCGCCCGGTGGACTGATCGAGGATGAAGCCAGTACCCGGAGCGGAGCCAGTGTCAAGCGGCATCTGCTGGCCGGTCTCGCCCTGCCTGCCGGACATGAGTCGAAGCGATGTCGTAGGCGCCTCGGTAGCAACAGGCTGCGCCACCAAGGGGGCGGGAGCTGCGGCGGCCGCCGGCGCGAGGCGCAAGTTTCTGACTGATGCCCGTTCTTCCGGGCCAGACGCTGCCACCGGAGCAGATGGGCGCGGGGCCAGAGGGTCCTTGTTCTCCTTGGCGTTCGCCCGCATGTCTCCGATGAAGTCGAGCCAGGTCCTGCCTGCGTATGGGTCGTTTGCTCTCAATGCCATCGTTCACACCTCCAATGTAACTTCAGTATACACTGTCGAAAATTAATTGTCCATTACTCGAAGGCACTGACCCCGGTGCTGACGATGCTGTTCAGGCTCGACAGTGCCGCCGAGGCAGTCCGGGCGAAAACGTCCGCTGCCGCAGACAGAGCCTGCACATCCACTTGGCTGTTCTGCGTGGCGTTCGTCCGCCGATGGGTGTAGATGCCGTCCCTGGACCCCAGCTCGGCCAGCTTGCTCGACAGGATCATCCGGTCACGGCTCTGCCGGGCCTCGTACCAGTTAGCGGCCGCGCTCATCATCCGCGCCTTGGCGTCGGTATTCAACTCAGCGTAACTCTTGGCCGCCGCCGGCATAATGGCCACCGACCTGATGTAGTCCGCCGCTGCCTGCATCGCGGAGAACCGAGACTTGAGTGCCTCGCCTATGGCGAACTTCATGGTGTCGATCTCAATCTCGAACTCCTTGGCCGCGAGTGATGTTGAGGACGCTCCGTTGGCCGCCAGGTTTGCGAAATCAACTTCCTTCAGTTTTTCCACCAGTGCGCCGGCCGGCAGTGAGTACCCCTTAGCTCCAAAGCCTGCGGCGATCTGTGCTCGCTTAGACCGCCCCTCGGTGGCCAGTCGGTCTCGGTTGCGCTGCCAGACCTGATCAGCGATAACCGTGTTGATTCCGGTCCCGCCGTTGGTGATTGTGTCGATCAGCCAGGCGGTGGCCTCATCGAAGGCGTCCGAGGACAACGGGTAGTAGGTGGTGAAGAAATCTGCAAGCTGCCCGGACAGCAGCGCGATCAACTCGGCCAGCTCGGCCCGGTAATCGATCCGAGTGTCTGCGACATCTGGGATCTCGGGCTCCACCGCTGCCGGCTCGAAACCGGAAAGAGAGTCCGGAGGCTCCAGCCAGAACCCAGCGTTGGATGCAATCAGGTCGTCAGCGGCATCGGAGGCTGAGGCCGTGTTAGCCGTGGCCGTGGTCAGGGCGTTGGCGATGATCGAGTTGATGAAATCAGATGCAGTGGACATTACAACCTCCTGGATAATTTGGCCGGGTAGAAAGTGACCCCGTCAAGATCAAGCTCGCCGGTCCCGATCAGCTCCAGCCGCCAGTCCCAGCCCTGCACATCCGGCGGCACCTTCGCCCGCCACCCGGTCTCACCGCGACGGCATGCTGTGATTTGATACGTGGTCGTGTCTCCGGCGGTGGTGACTCTCAGGTACGTGGCGTCCGTAGTGTCGGACATCCCAATGTGGACATTGAGCACTTTCTTCCGGCCCGGGACACCGAGATCGTTGGTGCCGAAATCGATGTAGGTTTCGATGTCCTCTCCGACATCCTGAGTTCCGTCGAGCTGGTAGATGCCGTCCTCGGCAATGCCGTAGAAGTACCCATCCCGCTCGAAGAAGTCGTTGAACCCATACTGCTCATACTGGCTGGACGCCCCGGTGTCCATGTTCACGCACCACACCTGCCCAGTATCGTCCATGGATGGCCGGCCGGACAGAGTGACCAGGCTACGCGACCAGCCGAGCACATCGGAGAGCATGCTGAGACTGAAGGCGCCGAGGAACGTGAAGGTGCCAGAGCCTTCAATACTGGACACCATCTCCAGAGCGAGCGAGCGGGTCATGGTCATAACCGAGGCAATGGTGCCTTCCGAGGTAATGACGAGAACCAGCACGGACTGCAGCGCGGTGGCGTCTACGGCATAGAGGTGCTCGGTCATGAACCACTGCCCTGGGTACCCACTGTGTCCGAGGCTGCCAAGGGCGCCGAGGTTCTGATCATCACTGGACACGCCGTAGCGGTAGTCACTCCCGAGAGAGGTCAGCGCCGCGAGGTCCGCATCGCCGGTCATGATGTGAGTGCAGATCATGTGGCCTGCGGAGACAAGCATCTGGACGCTGGCATAGCCAATGACTGCTGTGGCAGGGACATACGAGCCCCCGCGAGCCTCGACGGTAAGCGCCGAGAGATCACTGGACCCGGAGCCGAACCCTGGATTATCTACCCCTCCCAGACTGGTCAGCGCCGACAGTTCCACGGAGCCGCCGGACGCCTGGATGGCATAGGCATACAGCTCCCCAGTACCTGAGAAGGTAACTTCCCCCGGCTGCCCGGGAACGGACAGGGTACCCTCGCCGGAGAAAAACGCACCCCAGAAAAGAATCTGCCCAGTACCTTGGAAGGTTATGGACTGCCCGGCATACGCTGTCAGTGTTCCTGTTCCCTGCATCTAGGCCTCCGCGAATTGGACTTCGCCCTCCAGGTAGTCGTGCTCCGGCACCACATCCCCGCCTGTATAGAGCCAGGTAAAGACGTACATCGTTGCCAGTCTGGAGCTGAGCGGCACGGTGCTCTTTACCGCCGTGCTCCCCCCCGCTGCGTTCTGGACGTGGTAGACGACAGAGTTGTCGTCATCTTGGCGGTAAATTCTAATGACGGTGTCCACTACCTGCACTGTTTCGATTGTCTGCACGACCACGCCGGACTCATAGACCTTGATCCCGTTCACATCGATGACGAGCCCATGCAGGTGCTGCTCTGGCAGGCCCCCCTCCAAATACCGCAGGCCCAAGCCAACGATCCCTCGGCTGCCGGTGCCGAAAGTAAACTGCAGATACTCTCCGAGTCCGAGCGGGTCAATGGTGCGCGAGTGCGCGTTCCAGCCGATGTGCAGATCTCGGATAATAATGTCCGGCGTCGGCGGCGTAGCAGGTACCGCAGGAATTTCCGGCTGCGCCGGGTAGCAGGTTGTAACAGAGTCCGGCACACATTCCCACGCCCAATACCCGGCGCTCGGCGGAGTACCGTACCCACCCCCCATGCCTGGGACAGTATCGTCCCCAACCCCCGAGTACCAAACGTAACCACAGACCGTGGTTTCTTCGGTGGCTCAGTACGCTGGGACGTAGGGCTGCCCAGGAGAGCCAGGATCACCTGGACTGCCTGGGACTAAGACTGTCTCTTCAATCTGTTTTGTCAGGCTCATGGCTGCTCATACATGCTGTAGGGTCCAACCGGCATTTGCGGAAGTGCTGATGGTTGGTTAATAAATGATATCATTTTATTTACAAGAATACCACCCCCAAAAAGACCCACCCCCCAATTGTAATACGGTGATACATCTACCGGCAGCCGCCCCAACTTGGCCCAGGCCCCCACACCAGCGGTGAGGTTGAAGAACGCGAAGTTGTATCCCGGTGTTACTTCGTCCTCCAACACTCCGAGTAACTTGATATCCACGACACTGTCCACCACGTCAACTGAGACCGGCCGCACATGCACCAGATGCAGCCCAACCGCCGGGGCTGCGAGCTTCGTCCAGGAGGTGAACGGCGAGCCGTAGTAGACCGCCATGACCTCATGGCCGGTGGAGACCGGGGCAGAGTAGGGACCGGAGAACGCCATCTTCTCGCAGACGCAGAGGAACATATCGACGCTGTCGAAGGTGCCGCAGAAATAAATTGTTGGCCGCACACCGTCCACCGCGGTCTCCGCCGGCATGGCCATGGCTACGGCGCTGATACCGTCCGGGGCTGCCTTGAAACTGAGCCCGCCGTATTTCCTGGTCCAGGTGTAGACGACACCGGAGCCATCGTGGAACATCACGGAGTCGTAAGGCACTCGCCAGTTCTGGTTCGGGCTTGGGAACAACTGATACATCGTCAATCGGGCCAAGTCCCAGTCAGTCGGCCCACTGAGGATCGCCCCGCCAGCCATGGCGTCCAGCGCAGAGAGAAAATAGTCTGAGTTCACCGTTGCCGGTGCTGCCCCAGGAGTGTGAATCGTGTAGAACAATTTCCACTTGACTTCTCCAGGGTTCGCCCCAAACCAAACTTGGTCATCGTAAGGTCCGCCGGACCAGCCGGTGGAAGTTACGTCGGTACAACTCAGCAGCGTCGGGGCCGCGCCCAGCGTGGTGGAGAAGGCATATTGCCCCAGGGGCTTGGCCGAACTGGTGTAGGTGGATGGATTGCTGATTATGTCCCGCAGCCCGGCGACCACATCGACCCAACTGTCCGTTGCCCCGTCGTCGCCGTACCAGGCATAGGAGGTAAGCACCTTGTCGTTGCCGACGAAGTAGGACGCGGCGAGCCGCACTCTGGCCGGGGAGCCCACCGTGTCGTAGTAACGCCCGATGTGGTGCATGACCAGGGCAGCGCCGGTCGATGGCATGATTTGGTAGGAGATCGTCGTGTCGTCGCCAAAGCCGTTCTGGTCAAAGTAGGAAATGCGATTGCCGAGGGCGGACCCGTTGCCGGCGTAGTAATTGACAAAGGCCTCGGCCAGGGAGTGATACTGCGCATCTTTCCACACGGACCCACTGACGGCGGCCCAGTAGGCTTCGCCGTCTCTGAACGGGAGGATAACCGGCGTTGGCATGACGCTGAAGTACAGATCGGCGTAGGTGTAGGACCCCAGCTTCGACGGTGGGTAGACATTGAGCGGACTGGTTGGCACCCAGGGAGAGGCGACATAGCCGAGCGCGGTGAGGTCCTCCGCACTGGTGTCGTGAATGTAGTTGGTCCAGCCGGTGGGCTGATCAGGGCGGTACAGGGTGCTGAGGTTGCCAATTGCGGCGAAAGCGCCCTGCCAGTTGTCTGCCTCCATTATGTAGGCCCTGTTGTCGAACAGCGCGTCCGGGCCGATGCAAATGACAACAGCGCCCATCGGCGCCGTCACTCTGCCTACATCGAGACCATCTACGTCAGTTACCTTGATGGTGAACCCGTCATGCCTGATGGTCTTGCTGAGCAGGCCAAGCTCGCGGCACTGCGCAAGTTTCTTTCGCGCCAGCCAGAGCCATTTCTTGCTTCGGTCTCCATCAGGAGTGATTCCCATGTCATTCCCGCCTCTACATCATACTGCCGGTTTGCACACCACACGGATTATTCCGCGCAGGGGTAAGCGCTGTCCCAAGAAGAGACGACGTACCTGTGCTAAACTCGTATTTACCAGTAGAAGACATAAGTGCGCTGTTATATCCACACGCAGTATACGCCATAGAGGTGGACCGTATCCCGGCAGAACCTGAGCGAGTTGACGACGTGATATCCGCCAACAGAGTTACCGCGTCAGTCGCGTAGGACACTTGTTCTATTTTCTTGGAGTACGCCCCGGAGAAGCCGTTAAAAAAATATCCATAGTTATCCTCGGAAACACCGGTATGCCCCCAAGTAGCTGCGCTGAGTGTTTCGTATGCCGCCCCCATAGATTCTGTAGCATTCGCAAACTTATAAACTCCGTTCGTTGGAGCCCTCAAGCCCCCAGCTAAATATGAATAATCAGTTGTCCCGGTTACTGCATGGTAGTCTTCCGCCGCAATCAATGTCTCTCCAGACGTAGATGTTGCTTCCGACGCAAATGTGAGCTTCTGGATAACGTCAGATGGGGCGGCTCCGGTCAACCGTCCGCCGAAGCACAAACCAACGGCGCTGGTAGAATTCCCTCCATTTTGCCCTATCGCTGTAGGCAGAGTTGCAACTAGCCTTGCACACGTATCGTCGGCGAATGTAAGTGCATCAACTGCGTCAGAGGAGTTGTTGGCCGCCGTACACCCTCCGCACTTATATCCTTTCGTTGCCGACCAGCACGGCGCCGCTGCTCCGTAGGTTCCATCAAACAAGGTGGCTGCTAAAGCTGCAGTCGCTTCCGACGCGAAGGTTATTTTAGATATTACATTGCTCGACTGTCCTCCCATCGCATACCCGGCAGTATAGACGAACGACTCCGAAAAATTACAACTACTTTCCTCCTGCAGCACATGGTTGTTCCAGAAACAGATTCCCATGTCATGGCTCAATCAGCTTGGTTTTGGTGAACTCCAGCATCTTGGCGAACTCTCCATTGTGCACAGTGATCAAGTCAAGGGAGTCGGCGGCCCCGGTCAGCCCCTGCACCTGCCGCTTGAGCCGGATCTCGAAATGCTGCTGCTCAGCGGACTCGAACTGCTCGCGGGTGAACTCCGGGAATTTCTGCGCCTCGGTCCACAAGGTGTCAACCTCCACCAGGGCGTCATTGACCATCTTGGCGGTGTAGTTGGCATTGGACTGCTTCTCGGCAAGATCGATCTCCAGCCGGCGGCGCTCGAACTTATCGAGTATGCGCCCGGCGAGTTTCTCCTGCAGCTCCTCGATGTCCACTTCTCGCCGCTGCAGACTGAACCTGGCCTCGTTCAGGGCCTGGAGCCGGTCGGCCAGTCGGAGCCCGAGGGCGCGGTAAGCTCGTTCCGGGGTGTACTGCGCTTCCATGACGAACTTGCGGTTCTGGAAGTCGGAGTTGCCGAACGGGATGGCGAAGAACCGCCGGTCAAACTCAGAAAGGATTTCGGTTGCGGGAAGCATTATGCGCTCGGCATGCCGATGGCGTAGTAGTCAATCCGCTGTTCCTCAGTGGCGGTCAGCGAGGTGCTGGCCAAGAGCAGATCAGCATTGAGAATGCCGACTGACCCCTGCACCCGAGCTTGCGTAGTGGACGACGCCCCGGTGTCTCCGGCCGCGACGAAGCGGTACCAGAGCGCGGTGCCTGACGCGGCGTTGACCCCGGACCAAGTCTCCGTCCCGTCCTTCTGCATGATCCCACTCGCAGGCGCGGCGAAGGTGATCCCGGTGCCGGTCGAGTTGTTGGAGATGGTCACCAGTAGGGTGGACCCGCCAGGGACAGCGTCGTTGGCACTGGCCGGTTCGGCTGCGCCGTCGTCGTAAATTTTGATCAGCCCGCCGTCCAGCTCCGCAGCGAGGGCGGTAAGGAGGGCGTTGCGAGTACCGGTGCTACTTTTGAATGACATGAAGGGCCTCCTTAGTCAAGAGCTACGTTAATGTCGCCAATGGCGAACGAGAGCGGGCTGCCGTTGTTGATGGTCCTGGCCACTTCCAGCGCCCCGACAAACAGACAGTTGCCTGCCGTGGCTGCGTCCCAGATCGCTACATAGGTCACGGTGAAGTCGGGAGCGGCTACCGCCGGGGTGTAGGTCAACGCCGCTGTGTTCGAGATAACTCCGCTCGCAGCCGCAGACCCGAAGGTCAGCGTTGGTCGGGCCGAGTAATTGGTGTCGGTGCCCACTACCTGCTCCCCGACGCTACCGTCTTCCGTCGGATCCGCGCTATGGATACTCAGATAAAATGCAGTTGGCCGTGTCGGCGTCCCCTGGTTGAACAGCCAGTTGAGAAGCAAAGTCTCCGTGGCGTTGGCAATACTCATTGCACTTCTCCTTTATGCGGCGGTTAATTGGATACCAGCGGTGACATTCAGAGTCTCGCCGGTCGCCATGACTTTGGGGGATGAGGCCTGAACAGCGGAGATCAGCAAGCCGGATGTGCTGCTGTGCGTGGCCACTGTCGAAACGAAGCCAACTCGGATCGTCGCGCCGCTGGTGAAGACAAACGCTGCCGGCGATGCGGTGTTGGAATACAGCCCGGCGGCCACTGCCCCGGGGGTAAGCGTCTTCCGCGCCCCTCCTGAATAAGCAGTACACTCCGGGGCGTTCGTCATGATCGTGGTCATGGTCTCCCCCGCTACCGGTGCGTACGCCGTCTCAGACAGCCCAATGTACCAAGTGGAATACTGGCTCCCGCCCGCCATGGCTGCGGACACGATGTAGTTGAGCCCGGCGGTGGGGATCAGGTTATAGAGCTTCTCCTGCCACTTCAACCGGCCATACCTATCATACGCCTGGAGCAGGTAGACAAACCCTATTTTGTACGGTTCGATGATCATATTCAGGCTCCTTTTCTGACTACTTCAAAGTCCATGAAATCCTGTGCCGCAAACCGGGAAACCTCCGGATTGTCCATTTTCACAATAAACTGTCGCATCCCGTCCTGCTCTCGGATAACCGACGCACCGGAACTCGCTGTCCCAGGAGCGACGAGGGTATCGACCAGATTGCGCAACTGCCCATCGGCGCTGCCCACAACCATGCCAGCCTGCGACTGCCAGCAGACATCGCCTGAGTTCGGTACTTTCTTACCGGTGCCGTAGACCCCGCCGTAGGCAGCAACTTGGCGAACATCGAACCCCTCGGTCACGTCCCCAGCGTAGAAGTCAGTTATGTCGCCGTAGGCGAAGAAGATCCCGGCCTTCACCGGCTCCATGATGTCCGCCTGGTCAGGGAACATGAGGAAGTTGGACCCAAGCCGGAAGCGGTCGTACTCAAAAGGATCTGAGTGCCAGACGTAGCCGTCCGCATCGGCGATAAACGCTCGCCCGTTGTGAACCCGGATGATCCTCCCGGCCGGCGCTGGAGAGACGAACAGCGACTCCAAGAGCATGCCGTCATCGTACCCAGGGGCCGAGACAGTGTAATTCTCCGTGCCCGGGGATACGTCGGCGACGTGGTACAGCTCGCTGCCGTTCGGAGTGCTCAGATACAGCCGCAGGTAGGCTGGGCTCCCGCTGGTTGGCTGGGGCAGGTGGCTGAATATGATCCCCCAGTTGGCGGAAGTCTCAATGGACGTGACCGTCGAGGCCCCGGACTCCACCCCATCCGAGCCAACCCAGCAGACAGAAGCCAGGTAGACTCCAGCGGTTAGCGTTCCCGAGGTGGCGTACAGCACTGGCGCGGCCGGGACCGGCAGCCCCCAAGGCACAACCGCGCCGCTCACGATCTTCAGGCTGACAACACCGTCGCTGAAGTAGACAATTCCGAGGTGATGCCAGAAGGCGAACTCAGTGCCGGTCAGCCCAGTGTAGAGCGTCGTTGCGGAGTTGTCCGCATTGAACTGCTGCAGCGACGGGCCTTCAATGAAGAACACGCCCGCCGGACAAGATATTCCTTTCTTCGCCTCGACCGCTGAGTAGACCTTGGTCATGCCCTTACGTCCGACAAGCCGGTCCCCGGCGCCGAAGTCCACATTGACCGCATTGGCCACAGTGTCCTCGGGCAGGGTGTTGCCTGGAGAGCGATTGCACATGCCTCGCCCCCAGGGGTGCAGCGTTGTTCGGCCCCGGTCGTGCTTCATGTGACGTACGCCGGGTCGCAGCCGACTCGGGTCTCAATATTGTGGTAGCGCCGGAACGCCGCCTGTGCATCGGTGATGTACATCTTAAAGGACCGGAGATGATCAACAGCCTTCACCGGATCCTGGGCCTCAATGTCGTGATGGTTGAACGCCTTGTAGGCAGCCCACTCAATGCAAGCCCGCTGAAATCTGGCCAGTATTTCAGGAGCTGCTGAGTGCGCGTCCGCCGCCGTAGCTGTGACTGTGGCTCCGGCCCCGCTGACAACGACGGTCGTGGTTGTTGACACACCCGTTTCCGCCGAAGCAATCGAGATAACTTGCCCTGATGCTGTAGCTACCAAGGCGGCGGCCGCATCAATAACCGCGGCCAAAGCTGTAGCAACTACCGACAGCGTTGCTTCACTGCCGAGAACTGCATAGGAGTAAGCCACGCCGTTCACTGTTACAGCGATGACATCCCCGGCATGCAGAGACCCTGCCAAAGTAACCGTACTGCTCATCCGGTCCAGCGGATACCTGCTATAGCGCCACACCTTCAGCGTAAAAATGCTCCCATTCTCAGTGGCGGTCGGTGCTCGGTCAAACTCAATCTTGCCTGTCTCTACATCCGTTGTCCACACCCCGGGATCACCGGAAGTGATCGCATCGACCGTACCGTCGTAGTATCCGATGTAATCGAAGTCGTTGCCGGTCAGCAGCTTCGTCAGCTTGCGGGTTCCGTCGAACACCTCAAGAACCTGGATAACCCGATCCGGAATAGCGTAGGAACGAGTGCCAGTCGCCAACGTGATGGTGTAGTTCGTCTTGTCGATGAAATACCCGGTCTCTTCACAGAACTTATCCTGCCCCTCGGCCAGGTAGCCGAGAAGCTGAGTATCTGACCAAGTGACTCCGGTGCCGGCCGCGTTGAGAACATCCCGCAGCTCAGCGAGCATCTCCGCTCTAGTCAATGTACTTCCCTCCGCGCACCAAGCGCCAGGGGAT